GTTACGGTTACCAGAAAGAACTGATGTTACGAATAAGTCATTTTCTTTAATTGCATCTTCGATTTCAGGTAATAATGGACCTGAGTTACCGATACATGTTGTACAACCGTAACCTACAGTGTTGAAACCGATTTGGTCAAGGTAAGTTTGTAAACCTGACTCTTCAAGGTAACCAGTTACAACTTTAGAACCTGGTGCTAAAGAAGTTTTAACCCATTTAGGTACTGTTAGACCTTTTTCTACAGCTTTTTTCGCTACTAAGCCCGCAGCAATTAATACGTATGGGTTAGATGTATTTGTACAAGAAGTGATTGCAGCGATTGCAACAGCACCTGTTGGAATTTCTACATCGCCTTCAGCGAATTTTGCTACAGAAGTTTTTGCGAATTCATCTTCTGTTAAACCGAAACCTTGTGTACCTTGTGGTGCCACTACTGCTTCTTTGTAACGAGAACGCATTTGAGATAGTGGAATTAAGTCTTGTGGACGTTTTGGACCAGAAAGGTTTGGTTCGATTTCAGCTAAGTTTACTTCTAATACGTCAGTGTAAACTGGCTCTAATGTTGGATCGAAGAACATGTGGTTAGACTTTAAGTAAGATTCTACAACCGCGATGTGCTCTTCGTCACGACCAGTTAAACGCATGTAGTTTAATGATTCTTCGTCAATTGCGAAGTAACCACATGTAGCACCATATTCAGGAGCCATGTTAGAGATTGTCGCACGGTCAGCTAGTGGTAATTTAGTTACGCCAGGTCCGAAGAACTCAACGAATTTACCAACTACGCCACGTTGACGTAATACTTGTGTTACTTTTAATGCTAAGTCAGTAGCAGTAGTTCCGTTTGGAAGGTCGCCAACTAATTTAACACCGATAACTTCTGGAATTGGGAAGTATGAAGGTTGACCAAGCATACCTGCTTCAGCTTCGATACCACCTACGCCCCATCCAAGAACGCCAATACCGTTGATCATTGTTGTATGAGAGTCAGTACCTACTACTGAATCTGGGAATGTTTCGAATGTGCCGTCAACATTTTCGTTTACGTGTACAACTGGAGCTAAGTACTCTAAGTTTACTTGGTGAACGATACCTGTTGCTGGTGGTACAGCACGGAAGTTATTGTAAGCAGTTTGAGCCCATTTTAAGAAGTTATAACGCTCAGCGTTACGTTCGAATTCTAGGTCCATGTTTGCTTGTAGTGCAGATGCATTACCGTATTTGTCAACTTGTACTGAGTGGTCAATTACAAGGTCAACTGGAATAGCAGGGTTGATTTTGCTTGGGTCGCCGCCCATTTCTTTCATCGCAGAACGAAGAGATGCAAGGTCAACAACTACTGGTACACCAGTAAAGTCTTGTAATACAACGCGAGAAGGTTTGAATGGTACTTCTGCTTCTGGATCTGCACCATTACCCCATTTCGCTAATTCGTTTACGTGTTCTTCTTTAATTACATATGCATCATATTGACGTAAAACAGATTCTAATAATACTTTAATTGAGTAAGGAAGGTTTGAAACTTTTGCAACGCCAGCTTTTTCAATCGCAGCTAAGTTATAGTAATTGTAAGTTTTACCATTTACTTCGAATGATGCACGGCTGTTGTGTAAATTACCTTGTGCCATTTGCGGTTCCCCCTAAATATATCTTTTTGAAAAGGCTTTAAAAAGTGTAGCATCTTTTCTCCAATACCCATGATAACGCATTTATATTCATAAGTAAATTACATTAATATTATACTTTTTGATAAGCATAACTTATGACCTTGGTTTCTATCCTGATGTTTTTAATTTTTTGATGTGCATAATATCAAGGTTTTGTTTTTATGAGGGTTTCTATACCTATCTAACTAAGTGTATTTAAATGTATTTAACTGGGGTACTTTTTGGGGCACTTACTGGGGTACTCGTAGGTTTTTTTAAAAAAGGTATCCCAGTTAGTAAAACTGAAAATGTAAAAAAAGTTTGGACAGGTACTATTTTATAATAGAAGAAAAAATTTAACGTGCTAAAAGTTAATATTATTTCTTTGCCACATCCCGTGGCATTTTTTTATGTACTGACAACATTCTACAATATCGATACAATTTTATTATTACAAATAAGTCCCAAGGGAGTAAATACCTTATGAAGAAATTCTTTTTTAATTCAACACTTCTATTTTCACTATTGTTAGTAGGATGTGTAGATACTGCAAAAGATAATACATCTAAACCTGAGAAATCCCCAAGATTGACATTAGAAGAACAAAGTAAAAAACATTAGCGATATGAAAAATAAGCCAAAACAAAAGCGACACCCCCCTACCAAGAAGAAACGTCGCAAATAAGCTGTGAAGGAGGTTAGCGCCTCCTTCCCTTAATCTTATCACATCCAATGTATTATGAAAAACATCGGATATGTTGCTGCTTTAGCATTTGCTTTGTATATTTTGACTGACATGGTTACCTGGAATGAGCCAAAGTTTTTTGATAACTCAATGATTGTCATCTACTCATTGTGTGTAATATTAGTCTTTGTAAATATCGTTGTATATTTTATGAAAAGGAGAGGATAAAATTTGACGGAGAAAAAAACATCAGAGGCTCAAAAACGTGCTACACAAGCTTATCGTGAGAAGAATCGTGAAAAGACACGAAAACAGTCTGCAAAAAGCTCTGCGAAAACATATATCAATAATTACTGTGATTTAGAGGATTTAAATGAATTAAAAGAGTTGATAACAGCTCGTGAACAGGTATTAAGAAATGAATAAACAAAAAAGCGCAGGAACTCACTGAATGAGCGCCTGGGCTTTTTTAAGTATACATATATGAACAAATCTCTTAAAATGGAAAATAGTACAAATAAATATTGAGGTGAATGTAATTGAACAGGTGCCCTAATTGTTTTGCCAATAATCCATATAAAAAAGTACTTAAAGATGGGTCTGTTGTTGAGATATGTGACTATTGTAATACTATTAAAGAGGTTACTACAGTAACAAAAGCAAATATTACACCTGAAAACAAACCCAAAAGCAAAGATGCTGTTGACACGGCTGTAAATTTAGTCTATTTTTTCTTTTTTATATTCATTATAGTTATTATTAGTGCTATTGTAATGTTTAATTAATTTTATGCAATGTCCAAGCTTACAAACTTTTTAAGCTTGGACATTGTTACCTAATTGCCTCGTTGTTCAATGATAATTTTTAAACCTTCAAAATCGCCACCTGTCAACGATCCAGTGTCGAATTTATCTAACCATGACTTATCAATTAATTTTTTGTCTACTGCTTGTTTTATTAAATCTCGTACTGCATCTTTTGTTGTTGAATTGGTGAATTTCATAATGTCATCATCCTTTTCAATTAAATTGTTTTTGTTATTCATAGCTTTTTCAATTCTTTTCAGAAAACTTTCCCATCGATCTTCACTTAAAATTCGATGCGGACAATATTTACCGTTCCAGTCCCGATGCTTCTTCACTCGCTCGATACCCCATCCAAACTGTTTTAAAAGCTTTGCAACGTATTGAACAGCGTTTTCCTCTGCAACTCCATAACGTACACCACCACTTTTGCTGTAACAAATTTCGATACCAATAGAAAGACGATTACCTTTCTTTAAAGCGTTAGGGTCAGTACTACCTCCACCGTCCCCACAATGCCAAGCGTTACGGTTAAAAGGAATTGCTTGAATAACCTCTTTATCATCTACAGCAACGTGATAAGAAACCTGATTGTTATTGCCAATCATGTACGAAATTTCATTGGCTGCAGGTGCGTCATTTGCTGTATTATGCACTGTAATGAATAGCGGTGCCATGATGAAAGTAGCCTTTAATGAATACTTGTTTGAAGGTAAAAGAGATTGTTTGAATATGTAGCTCATTTACCATCTTCCTTTCGAGGTGCATCATATTTAAGCGCCTGGGTACTGTCAGACGTACCTACAGTAGTCGGATCGATAATAATACCAAGTAAGCCTAAAATGCTTAATACTGTCTCTGAAATAGCTGTAATTTGATCGTTGTAAATTGTGATATCTACATAAAAAATTCCTGCGATTTGATTCGCAAGCACAAGTAGTAACGCAATTAATGACACCCAAAATTGCTTATGTTGTAAACGTACTTTCCAATTAATCTTCATTATTGTTACCCTCCATTTTATCAATTCGTTTGTGTGCTTGCTTTGCTGATTCCTCAACTCGAATCAAGCGTTCGTTTTGCGCTTCAATCTTTCGCCCCTGGTCTTTAAAATCTAATTTAATATCATCCACGCCGCGAGCTATGTAATCTACCTTAGCTGAAATACTAGCTTCGGAAGCGCCCTGTACTTTACTATCTTTTTTCATCGTTACAATTACCCCGATAACACCTAACAAAGCTCCAACAGCTCCAAATAGTAAGGACATTTCAATATTCATAGAACACCTGCTTTCAATAAAATAAAAAGGACACGCCTTATTGGCGCATCCTTCAAATTCTCACACGTTTGAAACTAATTTCTCCCTGAATCTATATTCAGAATAAGCGACTTTTAAAGAATCTATAAAGTCAGGAAGATAGATATTAGCATTATATGGTTCTTTAGGTTCGAAAAAGTTATTTACGTTTTCAAAATCAATATTAATTATATATACTTCCCTCTTATACTTATACGTAACTACAGTATAATTACTATTTTCACCTAACGCTAAAACTTTTATCTGCAATGATTCATTTTGTTTGGGAATGATTTCACTAAATAATTCTTTCAAAGTAATCCTCTCCTTCATTTACTGCAATTCGACAAAAGGAAAGGATTCCCCTTTTCTAAACGATAAAAATAACGCTAGGACTATGCCTGCGTTTGTTGTGTATCCATATCCGTTAATAGTTGCGTATATTCTTCATCTGCCAGTTGATTATTGGCGTAGAAGACATTTACTTTCTTTAGCATATCGTCATAGCTGTAACGGTTGCGATCAATTAAAAATTTACATAAGTCATATACTTTCATTATAATTTTCCTCCCTCGATGCCCATTTCATTCATGGTAATTAAGTATTCTGTATTGATAAGCGTTTGTGCCTGCATTTCTTCAACTGTTGGTGATGGATCTATTGGTGGTGGATTGTAGTATGCTGTTGGTGGTGAAAAGTCACCTGTCTTACTGTTATAATCCCAACCTTCTTGAATATGATTTTTCCCAGTAATATCAACCAATTTAATATTTGGTGCAAAATCAGGTTTTTCAATAGATTCAAAAATCCAATGTGCTTTATTGTAAAGTATCAGTGCAAATTTCATTTAATCACTCCCACCATTTCACAGTTAGTATACCGTTACCACCATCGCCGCCTATACCGATAGTAACGTTAATGACAGAACCAGGTGTTACTGTTACAGGGCGGTCAATTACAAAGTCACCACCACCGCCGCCATGGTAAACAGTGCTGGCACCGCCACCACCTGCGCAGTAAGCACCTTTGCCGCCTCCGCTATAGTATCCACTACCTCCACCAGCACCACCAGAGTTTCCGGCATCAGTATATGAGACACTAATAGCTGCGTTACCTGCAGCACCGCCAGGACCACCAGGCGCACCACCTACATATGTCACTGCTGTACGGCTCCCGCCGGCGCCACCAGGTAGCGTTAACAGGGCGCCGAAGCTTGTTGCGCCGCCTGTCGCGCCTGTATGGTAAGTAACAGTACCGCCACCATCGCGTGACCAGCCGCCTCCACCAGCTCCACCACCTGTTAAATAAACCTCGGTCACGCCTGGCGGCATTGCAAAAGTACCGTTTGAAGTGATAATTTGAGTTTTTATTACTTTCCCAGCATCTTTATTTTCTATCTGTGTACCGATAGTTCCTACGCTTTGTTTAATTATATCCACATCTGTTTTTGTGTCATCAGTGGTAGTTTTAATACTATCTACAACAGCTTTAATCGCTGTTTGCATAGCTTTAGTTGCTAAATCGATGATTATCATTCTGTTACCTCCTCACATATAACCTGTGGATCACCGTTTTCTGTACGGAACCCCCATCGATACCACTTTCCATTATCAAAAAAACGGTGAGGCATTTGTGAAAGTAAATGATTAGATAAACTTTCTTTAACACCTGTTACATCTTTATTTACTTTATTAATCGCTTGTACTACGTTTTTGACATTTTCAATTTCCAAGTCATTTAGTTTGCCGATGTCCTCGATATTTTGGTTAATAGAAGCGATTTTTTCATCAACATATTGACGACTTGCTATTGCAATTGATGGATCGACTTTCAATGTAATCGAATAGACATTCGTTGTTTCTACAATGATACGTACAATTAAATCTTTTGCTGCCCCTTGTTCCGTGGAAGGTTTATAAGTAGTTGGATACTTTCCGATACCTACTAGATCACCAGCACTATCAATTAACCCTATTTCACGTATTGTAAAATTCCCAACAGTTGCCGGTATCACCGATTCAATTTTCACTCTATTCGTAGGTTGATTATTTCCATCATTTACCTGTTCAACGATAGAGACAACAGATCTATATACTTCATTTTTTAAAGCTGTCGCTTCAGCAGAAGGTTCATAGTATCCACCATTTCCATCCCCAAATGCTACATGAGAATATTCCACTTTTGATTGTGTCATTTGTGCATTAACTAGTTTAGCAATTCCAACCTTTGTTAAGATAAAATAGAATGTATTACTCACTTATCACACCTCCTTGATATAAAGTTATTGTTTCTACATCTTGTTGATAAGCTCCTTGATACCATTCAATTGTTGCTTCAATTGGGGTATTAGCGTAATAAGGATAAATAGTTGTAACCTCTCCACTTAAACAAACAGAAGCTTTATACATAACAGGATCATTTAGGTTTAGCACTTGTACCTGTATAATCCCTACACCAGCTGTTTTCATTCTTTGAACAAGGTCGAATGGAAATGGAGATATACTAGGTCTTGTTTCTGCAATAAGAGTGGCAGGCTTTTTATAATTGCGCCACCCTTCTTCGAAGCCGATGAAATCATTACCCATATAGGCATCCATAATCTGATTCATGGTGTCTATATCACCTTCAGAAATTCTGGTATTTGATCTACTGTTAATAGTTTCTTTTCTTTCACAGTATAAGTACCATTTTCTGCATACTTTAGATCATCGTTACTAAGAGGTAGGATAATGCCAGTCAATTCAGTAGGTGCTTCTTGACCTTTTATCCATTCGCCATCAATATAGCCACCCTCACTCATTGAATGGGCAACAAATGGCACACCTTGCTCCAAGATAATAGAAGCGAACGACATTTTTTCTGGCATTAACGTCTCACCACCTTGTAAGTGATTCTTTGGCGCAAACCACCACTATCAATCAGTGGATTACTAGAGCCTTTTTGAGCAATAGTAGACGGAGCATTCGATGGATCATTTAATTCAGTGAGCTTCACCTGAACATCTCCTACCATCTTTGCCCCTAGTCGTTCACATAACGTTCGAGCATCCATCCGACCTTGTAATACATGCTCTAATTGTTTTTTCATAAACTTGAACCATTCTTTATTTTTATCATCGAATGTGGACCGTAAAAATGAACGCTCTGGAATCACTATTGAACCTTTTTCTTTACGTATAGTGATACCAAATTCATGAACTCCAGCAATCATAGCGTAGAAAGAATCACTACCGAATATCCCAACCTCAACGTCATATTTTCCTAGCTCACTTAATGATTGAATGATAATCGGAATATTGTTACTCCCACGTATACGAACACCCAATTAAATCACCACCAAATTAATATGCTTTTTTGGTTCAAGCTTTAATTCAGCTATGTCATCCAAAATCCGTTGGTATTCTTGCCCATACTTTGTTCCTAACAATCCGATGTTTTTATTTGGATCACTGTATTGACGCTCGATAACGTCTACTTTTTCACGAATTACTGTTTGGTCTTTTGCAACACTTAAAACAGTTAAGTGAGCAGCTAAATAACGTGCTAAACGTTCTTGATAATAATTCTGGAATGTTCAGCGAATGCTCTTGTTTGAGCCTTAATGTAAGATTCATAGCGTTCATGAGCATAGATAACTTTGTATTCCGTCTTGCTCATGCCCTCTGCATCCATCTCACCACTGATTTCTTTTAGATGGTCAAATGGATCTTCAACCCACATAATCTTCTGGGCACGGATGATATCAGAGAAGCTTAATTCGATTTGTAGCCAAAGCTGATCAACCACATCGAAGTCCTGCAAAGCCTCCATGATTTCGACTTGTTCATCGAATAAGAACTTACTTCGCAAGCCATGAATCATAGCAGCCCTGTTCCGTTTGGTGAATTGATTCTGTGGATTAGGATTGCCACTTCTCTTCTTCACTCGCCCATCCTTCTTAGGTGCTTCATCCTGTAAGACTTCATCAGCTTCTGACTCGGTTGCATCCTTACTGAAAAGGATGCAACCTCCTTAGTTTTGGTTGCATCCTTTTCAGTTGCATCCCTAGACCATTTCTCACGGCTCTTACGACTCTTTAATGTACCAAGTTTTATGTCATGCTTTTCAGCAAGATCAGCAAGTGTAATCTTTGTGGTTTCCCACTCATATTTTATTTCATCCCAATTAGCCATATCTCATAAACACCACCTCCAAAATTCAAAATAAAGAGCCACGCTCGAATGAACGTGACCAGTATGTATAAAAAACTGTAATATTGTCATCTAATTACTTAAGTAAATTAAAATACTTTTTATATTTTTTACCTGTTACATCTTCAAATTCCACGCATACTTTGGTTAAAAAGTAAGTTCTTAAACCTAAGTTATGCCGAATTTTATCATCATCTTCAAAATCTATATTAATTTCAACTATTGAATCAGCTGCGACTGTTTCAATAAATTCACTGTTACCCAAATATTTGTGATGCATATATTTTTTATTGCCTATGAGAGCTAATCTATTGACAGTCATTTTTCTTAAATAAATATTTTTATTACCTGTGTTATAAAAACATATCTTATAAATAGTAACATCTTTTTCTTTATCATTCTCTATAATCTTTTCTTTAATAGTACTATACGTTATTACACCTTGTTTACTTTGACCTTTAATAGATAAATATAGTGAAACTATGACGGCTCCAACAGTTCCTATTGAAGTCAACCAATCAGTAATAGATACACCTTCAAACATTTTATCACCTCCCACCCAATCATAAACCAGAAGATGAAATATATGTAATAACTTTTTGCTTTCAATACCACACCAAACTCTGCCCTCTCAACTCAAAGTGTTTTGGCTGTTTGATGCAGTTTTCAAAGCAAAAGAAAAAACACCCCGAAGGATGTTAAACTAACATTAAATTAATCTATATATGTATTATTCGTTTATGTTGACTTCATCTTTATCGTGACTACTCTTTTTTAAAAGCTCTATAATTTCTTTATTTTGTTCAACTTGAATATTGCTATTTACTTTTATGATTCTAATCCATAGTGTTATTGCTATTAGTAAAACTGGAAATAAAAAAATAAATGCAGTGGAGAGATCTTCTGCCATTTCTCTATCCAACTCCTTCTTATTTAGGATTATTTTCATTATACATAAAGACCGCACGAAGATGGTAAAAAAGAGAAATTTTAACAATAAAAAAGCCTTACCGCGCTATGGATAAGGCTTTTTCTGTATTTGTCGAGTTAGCTCACTTGCGACTCGTGGTAGAGCTGCACCACGTTATATTTGTATAGCGAATTGTGTTTTAGTTTATAGTGCGTATCCGCGCACTTTGTTGATCAGTAAGTTTGACTAAATTATGGAAAGTGGACTAAGTTCACATAAAAAACAAGCCATAATTTAGAGCAATATGAAACTCTGAATTGACACAAATACTGAAAATAAAAATACCGCGATTAGTAGCCAACCATATACTTTTCGCTCTTGTTGAAATTCTCTAATTCCCCAAATTAACATTACTAACCCTAAGAATAATATCGATAAAAAATTCAACTGGTAATTCTTTGTGATAAGTCCATAAGCCGAGAGTGATACTACTATGATTGAAAAAACAAATTGTAAAATTTTCAGCAAAACTACCATCACCTCTTAAATATTGTACTTTTATTATACAATACAACAGAGTATGTGGATATAATTACCAACAGTTTACCTTTTATATTAATTAAGATACCTAATCTCTTAAAAATATGGGCCAGCCCTGTATGTCATGCTCCGAACAAGTTTGCTCAGCGCGGGTCGGTCGTCGGTCTGTCTTTCCCTAATATTTAGGTTTTTATAAATACCAATAGAGGAAAACCTTTCCGCGCCGACCTACCTCCGAGTTTACACCATATTTTTTCTCTTACAAAACATGCTACATGTTTTACATTTGTTCTTTTTGTTACATTTGTTCCAAACGTTACATTAACAATTTTATTAAAAGCTCATGTTAGTTGAATAAGGATATTGGTATTCCTAACCAAAGATTTGTGCAGCAATAGCAAACAACTCTTTATTCCTATTTGGCATTTTAATAGAATTCTTTATCATTATTGGAGGATTACTAACTTTAATAAATCCACTTTTTTCTAAGAACAACATTAACTCGTCATTACTGGATGACAAATCAATCCTTAACTTTCCTTGATGATTATTAACTAATCCATCGATTATTAAAGCAGCTGTTTGTGAATCTGGTGCTACAATAGGTCCTATTAATAGATTTTCTGGACCTAAAATGGATAATCCAAATCCAATAATCTTCCCCTTTAGATTTCTAACAACTAAACATTGTTTTGATTGATTTATCCTGTTAAGAAGTAATTTTCTCCTCTTATTTCCAAATGCAGCTGAATCTAATTCAATAATTTCATTAATATCTTTCTCTTGGTATCTCTCTAGAGTAATTTCTTGAAGATTATTAAACAATCTAGTTGGAATATAATTATCACTTAAATACTTATGTACAGAATCGACAGTAATAAAACCCAAGTTTTCATATAAAGGTTTTCCATCCTCGGTTGAAATTAACATTATTGAGGTATTTTGAGAAACACTGTCTATACACTTCTGAGTAACCTTCTTTCCTAAGCCTAATCCTCTATATTCTTCATTAACAATTACCATACCTATTGAAGCTAAATCAGTATCATAGGGTATTATTGCAGCACTCGAAACAATTTTGCCCACAGCATTTTTATGTCCGTATATTTTACCAGATGACATAACAGTTCTAATTTCCTGTTCATCATAATCCCAGCCAACTGATGTCGAAAGTTCTACTAAGCCTATGACATCATATTTATCAAATTCCACTAATTTTAAAACTTTTTTATTGTCTGTATACATTATTAATCCCCCAACTTTATTTCTATTCTTATCATAATTTACCATCTAGCCTTGTTCAACTAAACTGCTCCTTCAGTTGAAGAAACAATATTTTTAAAAATAACTAAAAAGAAGCAACCTTTCGGCTACTTCATCATCTGACTCAAAATATTATTTCTAACTCTAAAGATTGTTGTACTAGATAACCCCATATGCTTACCAATCGCACGCATACTATCCCCATTTAAAAGCCTATGAAGTATCTCAATCTCTCTGTCTCCTTGTACTAATGGAATACGTTTTTGCACCTCTGCAATCTTTTGCTCGTATTCCTTAATCCGATAATTTAGCGAATATACACGACGTTGTACTTCTGTATAAACAGGATCACTTGTCCCACCACTTGCCTTTGGTAATGTCGCCTCAATCCCATACATAGCCGTTTTAGCTCCAATGTAGCTATTGTTATTTACCTTTGCTACTGGCTGCCTTGCTTCCTCAATCGTTTCAACCATCCATCGATAATTCTCAATCCACTGAAGTAAATTTTCTTTTGTAACTGTTGTTTGCCCTGTTAACATAGGTTTGCCCTCCTAGGTTGTGGTATAATGACTTATCTGACTAGCCTAAAAGGGCATAAACCAATTCGAGCTGTAGCGTATGATGACGCTGCGGCTTTTTTGTTAATTTTGGACAGATTTTTTACTCACCATCGGCTCACAGACCGTTATGCCAAAAGTTTTTAAATGGACATTTTCTCATATTGTTTCTTTAATACTTAACAATCCAGTGGACACCCGTATCTCATCCTTATATCCATCTTCATCTGTAAATTCAACAATTGCTCCTTCATCATGCAAGTCGTATTCAACGAAAATTCCTTTACCCAAATTCTTCTGAGATACTTCGATGAAAACTTAAAATGGTCTATTAACCATTTTCTTTTTTTGTAAAACAAAATCATTACTTACTAGACAATTGCCAATCAAGTTATATTTTCAAACCATAAATTAATAAAGAAAGGCAAGGATTACTTTAGGAAGGAGGATTGAAAATGAGCATTAACAGAAAGGCTAAACACAATATGCGGAAAAAGTGCTATTCTTGTCATGAAAAGGAGAGCCATCATGAGAAAGATACTAATCGCTGTAAAGGTTGTGTTTGTAATCAATTAAAACGTTTACAAACTCAGACTGAAGTTGATCTTTTCTTATTTGGTGGTCAAGTAATAGAAGATGTTATTTTTATTACCTTTGATCAAAATAATTGTTGTGCATTCTTTAATGATCCAGAAACAGAACCTGGTTCAACAATTGTCGTAGACTGTCAAGATATTCAAGCTATTCGATTTGAAGCAGACTAAGCTAAGTTATAATTGTTTCCTTCCTCAAATTGTTCAGTAACCTTATTTTTCATATGAATTATTTTTAATATTCCACCCATACTATCCTTGTTTGAAAAATGGCGAAATCCAGAAAAGGAAGTGTAGTATGGGAATACTTAGCGGAAATCCAAAAGATGAACCATTGCATTACGGTGAAGTATTTAGTGTTTGGTCAAGTTTAATTGCAGACTATGGTATGATTGCTGGCTATCAGACGTTCTATAATCATGCAGGTGACGAAGATTTTAAAAAAATTATTGAAGATATAATCGAACTCAGTAGGGATGAAGTAAAACAATTAGAAAAAATACTAAAAACGAATGGTATTGGTTTACCTTCTGCTCCACCTGAAAGACCTGTAGCAAGAATGGAAGATATCCCTCCAGGAGCAAAATTTAGTGATCCAGAAATTAGTGCTGCAATGTCAGTAGACCTAGCTGCTGGATTAGTTGCATGCAGTCAGGCAATGGGTACATCAACTAGAGAAGATATTGCTTTAATGTATGGTCAATTCCATGCAGCAAAAGCTCTAATCGGCGCTAAACTACTACGTCTTAATAAAAATAAAGGTTGGTTAGTTCCACCACCACTACATGTAGATTTTCCTGAAAAATAATATTTATTTACCTGACAAACCTTCTCCCCAGTTTAAACTGGGGTTTTTATTTTGTCATATTCAGAACGAATTAATAATATTTTTATAAGGGTAATGTTACAAACCCCATTAACATAATTTAGTTTTGGGATAGCATAATTTTTTAATATCGCCCCACGATGTTTTTGTACTAAGCTATCCCATATTACATAACAAACAATCAGCTGTAATGTGTGGTGCACCTTTTTTAAATGTATAAGTCACCTTAAATTGTACACATTAAACATAAGTGTACTCGCACGCACTTTAGCTATGGCGCTAGTTGACCGCCATGGCTTTTTTTGTTTTTATTTAAAGGCAATGAACTATAAAACCCAAGCGTACTAATCATATAAATAGTAGTGTTAAGCTAAACTAGTTTAACAGGTACCTCCTGATTTGTTACTTAGGGTCACTACTATCCCAGGTGACCCTTAAATTGTTTTATTATTTCAAGGACAAATCACTATACATAACCAGCAACCTCAACATAGTTATAGTATTGTTAAGCAAAATGGCTTAGCAGTCCCACACTGAAATAACCCTATTTTTAGCCGTTTCCAACCATGAAGATGGCTCTTTTTATTTATACTTCCATATGTTATTCCATCGAGACTTTGTCACTCCCTGCTGCACATATCCCTCGAGATGTGCAGCGACCTTTTATATAAACTATTTAAATTCCGTTACCAATTTTCTGTAAAATAGAATATCAATAATGAACTCTAAAATTATTAATTGATTGTAGCCTATTGCCCTTTACTCCATATTGCACACGAATAAAATACTACAAATGGAGGTGAAAAAATGGATAACTGTAGTAACTGTAATAAACGTTCCTGCTTATGTGGAAGCCATATAGGACCATTCAAAGCTGTCGATCTCTGTGGAATTACTGGCGGTATTCCTCCTGTAACACCAACAACATGTAATGGACTTTGCGAATATGGTTATATATATAATCTAGGTCCTGAAACTGTTGCTGTAGAGGCAGATATTATTTTTGATTCAACAGGTATAGTTACACCGGGAATTACGCATGTTCCAGGAACTTCTCAAATTTTTGTTACTAGACCAGGAATCTACGAGGTTACTTTCAGCGTATCAGGTGTTGAACCTAACCAATTCACACTATTTTTAAATGGTGTACCGATTCCTGAATCAGTCTACGGTTCAGGTGCTGGTACTCAACAAAACACAGGTCAGGTAATAATTTCTATACCATCCGGCGGGTTTCTTACACTTAGGAACCATTCTTCTGCAGCAGCAGTAATCCTTCAAACTTTAGCAGGAGGCACACAAATAAACGTAAATGCTTCAATTATCCTTAAAATGTTAAGTCCTATTATTTAGAGATATAAAGACAAAACTAAAAAATAATAGATTTCGTGTTTGGAGTGATTAACCTTTTGCGTAGGAATTACTCCTTTTTTCTTTTAACATTTATACACGCTTCCTTTACTGAACAATATCTTTCAAAAAGTCACTTAGACCATCTTCGAACATTACTAATATGTTCTAATTCTTTCCCAATACTTATCTGCCTATATACTTCGCAACCTCTATATTTCTTAGTAGGATCATACGCTCTCTTTTTCGGGCACCCTTTGCACTTTAGAAAGGCAAATCATCCTGACTTACCTCAATTGGTCCCTTACTATTAGCAAAAGGATCTTCATCGACCCTTGCATAACTTGGCTGGTTGTTATTACCGCCATATTGCCCCTGTGAACCACCTTGATTCGGTCCACCTGTATTTGTACTAGATTCGTAGTTTGATGCGCCCTGTGAGCTCCCTGTGCTGTTTCTTGGCTCTAAGAATTGGATACTGTCTGCTACAACGTCTGTCGTATAGACACGCTTGCCATCCTGCCCCTCATAGCTGCCTGTTTGGATTCGCCCTTCCAAGCCTATGAGACCGCCCTTCTTCATGAAGTTTGCTAGATTCTCAGCTTGTTTACGCCAAGCTTGGCAATTTATGAAGTCTGCCTCTTGTTCACCGTTTTGCCCTTTGAATGTCCTGTTAACTGCAACTGTGAAGCGACATGATGCGATGCCATTTGGTGTAAATCGTAATTCCGGATCTTTTGTAAGGCGGCCAACTAAAACTACTCGGTTAATCAAGCCTCTACACTCTCCTTCTTACCTAACATTTCTAAAACCTTTTGTCTCTCTGCCTCGAAATCTATCGTGTTGCTAGTAGGCTCAGTAGAAGGCTTTGGTTCTTCACTATCATTGCGATTAGCGAACCACTCTGGAACAACCTCTGTACGACCATTTTGCTTTTGATAAGACTGGCTAGATTGCTGTCGCTTGTTTTTCCCTCTTTCTTCCTTGACCTTCAGTTGCTCAACGTTCGTTATAAAATCCTTTCTCCAGTTTGTTAAAATTCGTTCTGTATACTGCATTGGTTTGTTTGGCTGTTGAAGTGCTGTAATTTTCATAGCCTCATAAACAAGTGCTGGATCATTTTCTCTAGCCATGTGTTCTATGCATTCGCAAATATAGCCAGATGCTCTTTGAATGTTTTCATCATAGAATTTAGTTAAAAATACTAATTGTTCCTCAGTGACATACGACTGACCGACTTCACCCTCTGTTGTTTGTTTTTCTTTTTTATTTTCTTCTTCTTTTTTATTTTCTTTTTCTTTTTCTTTTTGTCCACTTATCGTTGACGTATCGTAATACGACTCGTAGACGTTACGTACAGAATCATTCGGGATTCCTTCACCAACCCATTGAATAAGTGAAGTATCTTTGACCTCTTTTAGTTCTGATCTCACACAATCAAGAATTGGTTTACCACCACGATTCAGGTTGTATTTACCCCAGTTTTTAATTGCTATTTCCCGTGTATCTTCGTTGTATTTAATAAGCTCGTGATGGTCTCTAAAGCGTTGTAATAAAGCTCCAGCACTTTCCATTGAATAGCCCATATCAAAAGCTATTTGTTTTTTAGTAATTGGATAGATACCAATTTGAGTCGTACTTTCATTTGTCAGCAAATACAGAAAGAAGTACTTGTCCTCTGCTGTCATTTCCTCAACTACACGAGGATCATTCCAAAAAGTTGTATAGACGTATCTGAATTTAGCCCTTTGCCCTCCACTCTCCCTTTATCTTAATATTCTAATTATTAATATTATTAAGCATTAACTAGTGCATTTTTTTATATTTTCCTTCCTAAAAACTAATAGAGCACGCTAGGAAATAAGTAAAAAATTTCCCGGGTAAGCGCAAGAAATGACAAGCTTAGTTCTACATTCCAACACCAAGCGTCTGATTTCATCGTTGTTCCCTCTCGCCTGCTCAAATATCCCAGCAGGCAGAAGGACTTTGTGTGGTACGTTATTCATCCATCTGCACCACCTAATCTAGTAGATATTCAATTTCAAATGTGCCACTAAGTTTCTTAGTTGCTCGACAAAATTCGCACTTGTCACATCGGTGTGGATTTCTACGCCCTAGCTTTGCATCTAAGATGCTTGGCAACATTGATTGAACATATTCTTTCTCGAAGTCGAAACGCCTTGAATCGAAGTGTAATACGGCCTTATTAGGTGGCGATTCTTTTGTAACTGCCACAATGTATGGATCATAGTAACACCCTGTATTTTGAAAGATAATTTCTCTATATACCCACATTTGCAGCACGTAATCAAAGGCTTGTACAAACGAAACCCAAGCATTATATTTCTCGCTCCAGTATCGTTTTCGAAGCTCCTGCGTACTTTTTAAATCGCTGAAAAATCCACGGTCGTGATTGATGTTATCGACTTTGATTTTCCACTTTACACCGAATAATTCACCTGTATAGATGACCTCTTTTTTGCCCTGTAAAGCGAACATACAAAACTCGTCATTTTTGATGGTTTCAATCATGTCGTCAGCTTTTTCATAATCTTTATATTTACCACCTCTGCTACCATAAATGCTGTTGTGGTTCTGTTCTAGAAATTCAGCAAATTTCGTATCACTTTCAAAGGCTGCATGTAAATATGAACCTACTAATAATGCTGTTGAAGGAGGACGAGAGAACTCGCCCCTTACCTCTGCAAATGTTCTAGCTTCACATTCCACAGCACTCTTAAACTGCGACACCGACATGTAGTGCTGATTTGCCTCATTCGAGTGGTAATTTTGGCTGTTCAATTGGAATGTCGTTTGGTGCATCTGATTTCACCTCTTCTTTTGCTTCTTGATTTTCCTTTTTGAAATCAACTGCTAAAGCGCTTGACTGGTTTTTACCAATCTCTTTATTGAACCAATCATCTGCAATAGACATTCCATCCTTGATGGAGTTTCGGATATTCGTTAATTGCACAAGGTCAAATTCACTAAATGATGAAGCACTATAACCGAAGCGATCTTCTATCATTTCTTGAGTAACACCATACTTTTCTTTAAAGTGAGCTAATGCTCCACTGACACGTTCTTTTAATGGTTTATCAGATTGCCCAGATAGTGTTAATCGGCATTGTTCAATTGCCATTTCTACAACATCCCCAGGAATAACACCTAAAATGCATGCTCTTAATCGACGAGCTCCATCACTTGCTACTCTTTCATAAATATCTCTTGGGTCTGTTAATGGTATTAAGTTTCCTCTGGCACTACGTACATGCTTTACAGTAAACACTTTTTCTTGACGGACATTCGTTTCTAAATCCCAACAAAATGCTTTGGCAACTGATTCACCTTCACGTTGCTCCAACTCTTGAATACCATAAGATAAATTACCCCAATTCTGTGCTAACACTTCTGCTAAACGTATAGAAGCACCCTCAACCTTAGTAGAGCCTCGATTATATGCATACATAGAAGTTCCAGCGAGCGAAGGTCTTTTGCATGCATCTTGTATTCGTTTCTCGGCTTCAAAATAATTACGTGGAAATGATTTTGCCATAAATATTTGTCCTTTTACTTCTTCCATCTCACGGGAGGAACTAGCTTGTGCTAGTACCCCTTTTGGTTGTTGAAAAGGAATTGGATTAATAAATTGTTCTGCTAAGTTACTCATTGATATTCCTCCTATAGTCCGCTATAATTGCTCTAATATTTGATTTGTAAGCCACTCTGCCAAGTGGTTTATTTTTTTGTGTAAAATTTGGCATTATAGTTATCCTCTAAATACGTATGGATGTTATCTAGATGAACGATATCCCCATTTGAAAACTCCATATAATCATCATTGAAAACTATTAAACTGCCATAGATATCACGGAAATCTGTCTCTATATATCGAAATGTAGGTACACTGTTTACAGCTTCAATTGTTCCTAACACCATCGGATTCTCTACTTCAATAAGTTGTTTCACGCTATAACCTCCTTTTGTTTACGTAAAACTTCTGCATATGATTTTGTGACAAAGCTTGTGTAGCGTACATTGTCCTCAATTGCTACTAATGTAAATATGATCCCGGTAAACTCACTGATGATGTCATACTCAGCAAATCGTTCCTCAAACACTTCTGTGTCTATACGTACCTCTCGCATCTTTGGCTTGAATTGATCAATACTCATGATTCCCACCTTCTTTCTGATGGCGTCCCATCAAGCAACTCACAGTGGCAAAGCAATACCGTAGGGAGACAGTACTGTAAGCTGCTTGACGAGAGCGAGATAACACTCGCAAACGTTCAATTTTCATGCTAAAATGTTTCTATATTCCATAGTTTATTGGCTGTTTAATCCCGCAATGATTAAACAGTCTTTTTATTGCCAATTAATTTCTCTAACAACTTTTTATCACAAAAGAAATGTACATAAATTAACCTCTGTTTTAATGTCATGTGGCGCCACGCTCTAGGCTTGATACGCATACTTTTTAATCACCTCACTAAGCAGTCCTCTTTCTTGTAAATCTTTAATAACCCAAAGGAAATTTTGTTGATCAAGTAAATGTGCTTTTAATCTCTCAATTTCATATGTTGCTTTCTTGATTTTTCTCATGCATTCTGCTGAAAGATGATACTCTCCTCGCTCGTTATGAACGCCAATAGCCACTAATAAATCCTCATTACAAGCCTCTAACATAGCTATTTTCAGTTTTAATGTTTCTACAATATCCATAAGAACATTCCTCCTATAAACATAGGTACTGTTTGTAAAAATTGAAGTGCTGCATCAGTGCTAAACAAGGTAGCCACAACAACATCTTGTGAATTTGTGACTGCTGCTGCTCTGGCTAAGAATTTAGCCTCACAAGCAATCAAATTTTGTTCTATACGACTAATCGTTGATTGTGTTGTGTGCATCAAATCTGCAAAAGCCTCTTGTGAAAGCTTTGCTTTCTTACGACACTTTTTTATTAATGTCCCAATGTCAAAGTCCATATTTATCCATCCTTTTATGCGTATTGTGCATACTATGCAGCCGTTGCATAGTTTCTTTATGAAGTTAGCTTTAGTATTGAGATGAGAGGTAGTTGCCCATACCTCTTGGATTTCTACTAGATTGGTACTTTGTTTTATCTAGAGGCCATTGCCCTGGCCTCTCCTAATACCTTGTTTCCTCAAAATATTACGTACCTGTCCGGGTAATTTTATTGAAATTAATTATTAAGTATTTCTTCTAAAACAATGGCAGTTGGTTCAGATAACCATACTCGTTTAAATCTCGGTCCAAGCTGCCTTTGATTTTCCTTCATACGAGGATCACAAATAATATATTTTTCTAATGAAGCTTTACTGTATCTAGTTTCTCTAACTAGATCATCAATATCCCAATACATCGTTCGCTGTCTGAGAGTATCTTGTGCCATACGATCATACCTATCTAATAAAACCTTTTTATTAAGTCCAGTTTTTTCTAAAACTAATTGAGATAAGTCATTTTCTTGAATAGCCATTTCAGATGGCACCCCCCTCAATACGAAAAATCTTGATAAAATAATTTAGAAAATTTTCCATTTCATCTTAGTCATCTCCAACCTGAGCTAGACAGCCTGATGCAACTAGTAGCTTGTCAATATTGAACTTTTTACGAGTACCGTCCAACTCTCTCACCCCCTTTACTGGATTAGCGTTGCTTTCGCTTCGTGTGTTATTTGGACGGATAAAATACGAATTTTAAATTACGCTTTTTGTTTAATTAAAATTAGACGTTTCGTCCAATTCATTCCCAAAAAAAATTTTATCTACACTACAGTTAAATAATGCTGCGATTTTTCCAGCAAGGGCAAAATTAGGATTTCTAATACCACTTTCTATTTTGTAATAGTGTGATTTAGAAATATCCAACAGTTGAGCCATTTGTTGCACATTAAAATTATTATTTATGCGAAGTTCTTTCAAATAAGCTCGCATTTTCTCACCTCATTTTTATTAGACATTTTGTCCTTAAATACAATTTAATAGACAATTCGTCCAAAGTCAAATATTATTACACATTTTGTCCAAATTAAATTATTTATTGGACAAT